ATTGCGTAAAATAAGAAGGAAGTTGTATGGATTACCAGTCGGCATTTAATCTAGCTATCGGTGTATCAGCGTTTTTTGGTGGATTTCTCTTGAACAAAATATGGTCAGCAATTGAGCGGTTAGACAGCGATGTTCGTGAGCTGCCAAAGGTTTATGTTACGAAAGTTGACTATAAAGACGATGTCCACGAGATCAAAGCAATGCTCGCTAAGATTTACGACAAACTTGAAGCCAAGGTGGATAAATGATAGTTGAAGCCCTCTCAACTCTAGGCGGTGGACTCCTCGGTGGGGTAATGCGTTTCGCCCCAGAGGTACTGAAGTTCTTTAGCAGCAAGCGTGACCAAGCCCATGAGCTTGCAATGCTCGACCGCGAGATGCAGTTTGCGACACTGCGTGGTGAACAAGAAATGCGCAGGGCTGATGCTGCGATGAGTATTGCCGAACTTGCTGCGATGGGCGAAGCACTAAAAGAGCAGGGTGCGACTGCTAGGTCTGCTGGGTGGTTTGTTGCGGCTCTGTCTGCGTTGGTGCGCCCGATAGTCACATACTGGTTACTGTTTATGTACTCGGTGGTTAAAGCAGTTGGTATGGTTATGGCGGTAGAGGCTGGTGGGTTGTGGCAGGAAGTGCTACTCCAATCATGGACTGCTGAAGATATGTCGATGCTATCCCTCGTCATCAGTTTTTGGTTTGTGAGTAGGTCTATCAGCAAGTGAGTGCTAACCATGAACCCGCCTCTCTCCATCACGTATGAGAAAAATGAGACTGCTACTTACGCCAGCAATAACAGCAAGGGCATGTGCAGGAATTCCGCCAGCAAGAAGTTTTCTTATATACACTACCTGCTTACTTGTAAGTTTATGCGAGGGATGATTTTCGCCGTGAAGATTTACAAGCCCAGTCTCCCACTGGTGTTGTGTATTACGAGAAAGGCTGACCCACTCAAGATTATCGACACGATTATCGGTCTTAATGCCGTTGATGTGATTAATAGTGAGACTTGCCGCGTATCCGGGAACAAAAGCCATGCCAATAAGTCGATGTACTGTGGCGCGTATACGCTTTCCGCTGATTTTAACAGCAACTTCCAAATATCCGTGATTGGCTTTACATATCGCAAGTTGTTTGCTTTTGTGAACAGTAGTGTAAACTTGCCTTTTCCCGTTTCTTTCTCGTTGGCAAGAAGTGGTATGGCCTGCGGAAAAAATAGCACCATCTTCTCTGACGAGCCACTTAACGCCTTTTGTTTCAACTTCAATAGTACGCATTATATGTATCTCCATAATGAAGTTGGTATTGTAGCATGACAACGATAGGCGAAGCCCTAAAAATCGCCCGTGACTTATGTGTTAGGTTTGAAGGATTCCGTGCAGAGCCTTATTTGGATTTTGGTGGAGTCCCCACGCAAGGATACGGGACAGTTTTCAAGCCGGATGGTACTGGGGTATCCCTCACCGACGAACCTATCTCAGAGGCAACTGCGGAGCTTTGGCTGATCCAGACCTTGACCCGTAGCTACTTGCCCGGAATCCTGAAGGCCAGCCCTACACTGATTAACCACCCAGCCAAGCTCGGTGCGCTGACGGATTTTGCGTATAACCTTGGGGTCGCACGATATCGTGCCAGCACACTCAGGAAACGGATTGACGCAGGGGACGTGGAAGGAGCCAAGGAAGAAATAGTAAAATGGAACAAAGCTGGTGGGAGAGTCCTGCCGGGGTTAGTTAAGCGCAGAGCTGCGGAAAGGGCGTTGTTTTAGGCTGGGGTATGACATAATAGTGTCAGGTAAAATAAGGTTGATAGATTATGCGAGTAAAAAAAGACGCTATCGGCAAGGAAATCATGAAAAGCTACGCGAAAGGTGGCTCGGCGGATTCTTGTCCTATCGAAACTAGCAACATCGGTTTAAACCTCAAGAACCGCAACAACACGATTAAAGAATACGGCTATGGTCCCATTAATCCGGAAGAGCCTGCCGATGATTTTTGGCGAGCAAAAGCCAAGATGTGGGATACCTCTAAAGACGAAGCGAAGACCGCTCGTTGCGGAAACTGCGCTGCTTTTATCCAGACCCCAGCCATGATGGCTTGTATTACAAAGGGCATTCACTCTGGGCGGGATGTGGAAGAAGGCGAAGGGATGGAAATTGAAGTTATTGAGAAGGCAAACCTCGGCTACTGCGAACTTTTTCATTTTAAGTGTGCAGGTGATAGAACCTGTGACGCATGGCTTGTGGGAGGCCCGATTAAATAATGGCTTACTTCAAACTTGCTCTTACCCCCGGCATCGATAAGCAAAACACTGAGTACGGTGCTGAAGGCGGCTGGATTGACGGCGACAACATCCGTTTCCGTTACGGCCTGCCCGAGAAAATCGGGGGCTGGGAAGAATTTACTACTGCGGCTCAGTATCTAGTAGGGATGAGTTCAAACATCTTCACGTGGAACAGCCTTGCGGCGATTCCATTTGCAATCACGGGCACTGATCGCAAACTCTATGTATTTACGGGCGGGGCGTGGTATGACATCACCCCTATCCGACTTACTACGGGCGTGGGTGATGTTACCTTTGCCGCCTCGACAGGCTCTGCAATAATTACGGTTACCGATACAAGCCATGGGGCCATTCTGGGGGACTTCGTTACGTTCAGCGGTGCGGTAACCTTGGGTAGCGCAATAACCGCTGCGATCCTGAACAGCGAATACGAAATAACCTCAATCATTAATGCCAACAGCTACACCATTACGGCTCCTGTAAACGCTACGGCTGGGGATTCTGGCAACGGTGGCGGATCCGTGGTCGGCGCATACCAAATCAATATCGGGTCAGACGTTAGCTATTTCGATTTCGGTTGGGGTACGGGTTCATGGGGTACAGGCACTTGGGGTACTCCACGCGCTCCCGGCAGTGGTCTTTCTTTAGTATCGCGTGTCTGGCAGTTTGATAATTACGGCGAAGATGTCGTATGTCAAATTGCAAACGGCGCAGTGTACTACTGGGAGCTGAGTCTCGGGACTAGCGCCCGTGCTATCGTGCTGTCTGGCGCTCCGACTAAGAATACCTACGCGCTATTGTCTACTCCGGATCGCCATCTGGTGTGTTTCGGTACAGAGACCACAATTGGTGATCCGACTACGCAAGATCCGATGTTCGTCCGGTTCTCAAACCAAGAAGACATCACCAGCTTCGTCGAATCTGCCACCAACACTGCGGGCGGGCAACGCCTCTCGGACGGTAGCCGAATCGTAACGGCGATACGTTCTCGCGGCCAGATCCTCATATTTACCGATATATCACTACATGGTATGCAGTATATTGGTCCCCCCTACACCTTCGGCTTCCAGCAGTTGAGTGCTAACTCAGGTTGTATTGGCCCTCACGCAGCCCTTGACGTTAACGGCGTAGCGTTTTGGATGGGCACCGATGCGTTTTATGTCTTCGACGGCACGGTGAAAAAACTAGCCTGCACTGTGCAGGATTACGTGTTTAAAGACATGAATCTGGTGCAGGGGTTCAAGAACTTTATAGGTTTAAACAGCCAATTTAACGAAGTTACGTGGTGGTATTGCTCCTTTACATCCGACTATATAGACCGTTGTGTGACGTTCAATTATCTCGAAAATGTTTGGTCAATTGGCACAATGGCCCGCACCGCATGGATTAACTCCAGTGCGTTTGAAAAGCCCCTCGGGACACAGTACCTAGAGACCAGCACGGCGAGTACGATATCTACAATTTACGGCCTGACTGCCGGACGCACCACTGTTTACAATCAGGAAACAGGCACTGACGCGGACGGCGTTGCGCTGGCGGCGAACATCAAGTCGGGTTATTTCGACATCGGCGACGGCGACGACATGCTGTACATGAAGCGGTTTATCCCTGACTTTAAGAACCAAGTAGGGGATCTGACGGTACATCTGTTGCTAAGGGCGTTCCCACAAGCTACGGCCAGCCCCAGCTCACTCGACCCGTACGTCATTACGCCTAGCACGGAGAAAGTAGATACCCGCGCTCGCGGTAGGCAGATATCACTGAGAATAGAGAGTACTGCGCTTGAAACGACGTGGCGGTTTGGCACTATGCGTGTGGACCTTCAGCCGGACGGTTTGAGATGACCAAAATATTTAACGTCCGTCTACCTAACGCAACGCAAACGGCCTACAGCCCCGAGCAGTTTAACCAGTTGGTACGGTCGCTTGAGCAGATTGTGCTACAGCTAAATAGTACCTATACCTCATTTCCAGACCAGAGTACTTCAACCGCGTATACGTGGTTTAGCCATAGTGCTGGTCCTGCGGGTCTAGGCGGTTCAGCGCAATTACCCGTACTGCCATACGGAGCTTTTCAAGATAACACCGCTCAATATCTCGGGAGTACGACCGAAGTAATGCCGATGCGGTATGAGACTACGGATTTTAGTAATGGGATTTATTTAAGCAGCTATACGGCTTCTTTTACTGCTACGATTAATGACGGCACTCCACCCGGTGCGGGAACCGTATTAACGGTCACTGCCCTTGCTTCAGGCACAATCCAGTTAGGGATGATATTAACGGGGACCGGCATTACTGCAGGCACTTACATCACGAGTCAAGTCTCGGGGACCATGGGTAGCACTGGGGTCTATACTGTAAGTGCTTCACAAGAGCTTACTAGCCGTACCTTTACGGGCACCTTGTCCTCGAAAATTACTGCAGCCTATGCCGGAATATATGACCTCCAATTTAGTGCGCAACTAATTAACCCTGAAGCTCAAATCCACGACATAGATATCTGGTTTCGTAAAAATGGTACGAATATTCCCGAAAGTAACAGTAAGTTCTCAGTACTCAACAAGCATGGGAGCGAGGATGGTGCGTGTATCGCTACGCTCAATTACTTCATCAGCCTAGATCCATCCGATTACGTTGAGATTGTCTGGGCAACTACAGCCATAACTGTTGGTATTCAAAACTTTGCTGCCTCAACATCACCCATACACCCGACAACCCCTTCTATAATCGCAACCATACAATTGGTTTCTGCGTTGAGTTAAGCTATGGCTAATAAATATCTCCGAAAAGTCGTCATTCCTAGCGCAGCTACCGAAACTGATCTGTATACAGTACCTGCGGCCAATGCAAGTATTTTATCGTCATTACGTATCACGAACGCTAACGCATCACGAGGAACAGTCACTGTTTCTCAATATTCAGCACTGGATGCTGCTGAACATTTTTTACTTAAAAGTTACAGTATTGCTACGTCTACCACACTGGATGTGTTCAACGGTGTACCTTGCATCTTAATGGAGGGGGATAAAATCACGGTTGAGTCTAGCGTAGCTACTACCCATTTCTATTTATCGTACTTAGAAGTAGACAGAAATTAAGAATGGCTTGATAATCGGCACATCTTCGTGTGCCCCTCGACACGCGGCCCTATGTGGCCTTTTCTCATTACAGGAATGGTACTATGGCCGATGAAATGCAGGGGATTATGTCCCTCCCAGAACAACCCGCCGCTCCGGCTCCAACCCCGGAGCAAACTGCTGCGGTTGATCAGATGCGCTCGCAAGTGTCGCCCCGCGAGATCAACACCGAAATGTTGGGTGCCGCCGAAGAGGCCGATCCCGCTACCGTAGCGGAATTCAAGACTGAGTTGCAGGGTCTCCAGTTACCTCCTGAAGTGCTGGACATGCTCAACACGATGGTTGAAGAAATTCTCGATGCGCCACAGGACTACCCGGCACTTCGTGCTAAGTACATGGCGCAGGGTCTTGAAGACCTACTTCCTCCCGAATTCGATGCCACTTTCTTTGGCGCATTGAACATGGCTATCGATCAAATCCGTGATGCAAGCCCCACGGCCCAAGGA